ATTTCAAATGTTGCAATGACAGAAATGGTAGACCCAGACTCTGATGTAGCAGTCAAATAGTCGCCTTCTTCCATCACAATATACTGATTAACATCAATCTCGGCATAAGTTGATTTAGATGTTAAGGTGTATTCATTTGTAATTAGGATAGAAAGGCTTGCACTTGAATCATACCAAGTGAAACTTATGTGCTTATTTGATGAGCCGTTGTTTGATGCGTGTAAAAGTACACACCTAGCGTAATAGCCAGTCGGAACTGTAAACAGCGTAGTAGCCGTATTAGCAGTTAAATTTGCACCGACTGACCTTGCTCTCATTTCTTATTCCTCTTAGAGATCGCTTTAGCCTTTGCTTTAGCGTCTTCCTTGGACGTTGCGCCCCAAGCTCTAAGAGAAAGTAAAAGTCGGGTAGGCTTTCCATCTTTCATCTCAGCGCCAGGCATATTGCCCATACGTGCTAAAAAGGATGCCCTACGAGGGTTGTCTCCCGACTTGACTGGAGGCTTTAAATTGCCACCTGTTTCTGCATTATACGATGCTCTACCCTTGGCATTCAAGCCCCCTTTCGGGTTTTTTCCAGCCTTTGTTTGCCAAGCAGGGGATTTCATTTCTTCTTTGCGGTCTTAGCCGCAGCCTTAAATGCCGCCTCAGTAGGAGCACCTTTAGAACCAACCTTACGCATCTTTTCCTTAGAACCAGCTTTGATGCGCTCTCTTTTGGCATTGATATTAGCGTAAAGACCTTGTTTCATTTCTTGACCTTCCTAGCCTGAGATAAAGCAATGGCAATAGCCTGTTTAGGCTTCTTGACTACAGGGCCACCCTTGCCAGAGTGAAGCGTTCCCGCCTTGTACTCTCGCATAACCTTAGAGATCTTGGCCTCTGCTTTGGTCTTTTTCATTTGCTACGACCTGATTTCTTCATCATGTTAGTAGCAGTACGGCTACCACGAACAGGCATAGACTTAGGCTTACCAACAGCAACCATGATGGTTACAGGCATACCTTTGGCCTTCTTAGGGGCTTTAGAACTGGTCATTTTGGGTGATTTTCCGTACATCATTTTTCCTTGGTTATAGGGCCGCCACCTTTCCACGCATCACAAGTGCGGGCGGAAGCACAAGTGAACTGAAACAAGTCACAATAGCCGAGATCAGCGGCTTTGATGAACTCTTCGTCATAAGACAATTCGTCTTCGCCTTCATCCTTCTCTAGTCCACCAATGATGCATTCCATCATCTTAGGAGTCTGGATAAAAGCCGCACAATTACCGCAGAGCATTGATTTAATGCTTTCAGTAGGTGCGTTATACATCTTGGCCTTCTTTAGCCAAAACGCATTATTGGGTTCTTCTGGGTTAGGTGGGCCATAGCCAAACTTCTTGAACGCATTGTTGCGGTTCTTCAGATTGATCTGAATATCTTGAGTAGCTATTGGACAGATAGCACCAGATAAGAGGCTCATCGTATTACCTTAGTCGCAATAAACGAAATAATGCCACCAACAACAGATGCAATAGCCATCCCGACAAAGAAACCACCTTTAGACTTGTTAGCCATCTCTAACAGAGCTTTGATGTCTTCACGCATGGCATGAACTTCTGCCTGTAAAGCCTCAACTTGGGCTTCTAGTTTGCCAAACTCTCGTGGATCAATATCAGACATTTGCGACTTTCTTTGGTCTACCTAGCTTCTTGACAGGAGTAGGAGGTGATAGAACTACTGGTTTTTCAAAGGACTCTTTTTCTTCTCCATCAATTCTGACATATCCTGCATGACCTTTCATGCTGTCAATATCGTGCTGATGAACAAAAGTTACTGTTTGACCGCTTGTTAAACAACGAAATGTAGCCATAAGAATCCTTTGAAAAAGGGGGTTATTAGCCCCCTTTAGTTTTAGACCATGCGAACAACAACAATCTTCATTGTCGTAGAAGCCAAGTCAGCACTTGAGCCAGACTCATTCTGAATGCGGAACTTGACTGTATTAGCGGCAGAAACATAACCTGTTACTGTCAAACCAACCAAGTCAACACCCAAAGATGCGCCAATGACCATGTCACCAAGCGCAACGCCTGGTACTGTAATGTCGTCTGTCTCGCCAGCACCATCAACCAATGAACCAGCGTTCATAGTGCAAGTTACTGCCCATGTATCACTGAAAAGGCCACGGAACTGGTCGTTACCACGACGAGCTGTTACTGCGGATGCGGTTGCCATAATAAATTCCTCCTAGATTAAGAAAAAACTCCCCCACCGATTAAGGCAGGGGAGAAGTGGCAACAATTAGGCTGGAACTGCCAAGGCAAAGGCAGCAGAAGCGTTAGCGGCAGAGCTTGTAGCGTTTGTACGCAAAGCCTTCACACCATAAATGGTATCAGCAGTGAACAATGTACCGAGGTACTCTTGTTTGTACTGAGTCTGTGAACGGATGCCCAACTGCTCAACCAACACCATAGAGTCTTTGTGACCCATCAAGCAAATGCGGTCAGCACCAGAAGAACCAGCACCAAAGTCAGCATTAGAAGATGCGAACACAGCCATGCCGTAGAGCTGACCAATTTCACCATTGCGGATTGCATCGCCATTGCCGACAAATGCTTGCTCAGTGTAACGAGCCAAACCCATCAGCGTGTTACGGCTTGAAGGTGGGATCAGGAAGAAACGACCATCCATAGGAACATCGTTGTCGTCCAAACGCTGAATGGTGCGACGAATAGCGGCATCAGTCAAAGCGGCAGCGTTAGAGGATGTGCTGTTGTAAGCAGTAGTACCATCAGAGCCAACAAAGGCTTTGGTAGTAGTGTTGCTAGTAGCATAGTCATCAGTACCAACTGTAGCGCCGTTGAAAGCACGACCCAATTGAACCAAGTCTGTGTCGATGCGGCGAGCCAAAGCATAACCAGCGTCTTCTGTGTAGAAAGAACGCAGTGATGTCAAGGCTTGAACTTCAACGATGTCTTCGATCAAACGTGAGTACTCATAGTGCTTGTTGATCAACACTTGAATGTTAGTGTCGCTCTCAGCAATCAAAGTAACTGCATCTGTAGCGGCTTTAGCTGTTGCTGAACCACGAGCAGGGCTAGGGATATTGACTGTGTCACCCTTTTTGCCTTTGAAAGACATCTTCTTGACCAAATTAGCCAAAACAAGGTTCTTTTTATAGGCGGCAACAATTTCATCACTCCAAATCTCTGGAATGAAGTTAGCTGCGGATGTAGTGGTTACACTATTTGTGGGGGAAAAGGCGGTATTTGCCATAATTAAATCTCCAATAAGTTAAGTTTACTTAACACGACCTTCTGAATACGCTTGCATAATTTCATCTGAAAGCGCCTCATAACGAGTCGGGTCTTGCATTTTCAGCCGAATAAGGTCAGCCCTACGATAAACCCTCTTTGATGATTCCCCAGAACCACCTACATCAACCCCAACTGCTTTCAAATTCTGCTTACGAGTTGCTTCACCAGCGGTACTCATTTGCTTTTGTTTGACAGAGCGAAGTTCTTTGTAGGTAGATAACAGTTCATTGGCTGAATCATAGTCAAATTCTGCATCAGCACGTTTGAACAAGTCAATGCGTACAGGGCTAGATTTAACCCAATTTGCAAAGTCCTCATTTTTAGCAATATCGCCAAAATCAGGATGTTCTTGCGCTAACTTTTGCTGAATTTGCGCCCTTTTCATCTCTAGCATGGCTTGACGCGCCGCAATGATGTCAGGGTGACTATCAACAGTCTTTTGAACTGCCATCTGTGGATTCTCAAAGAAATCTACTTCAGGCTCAACATCTCTAGTTTGCTGCTGTTGTTGTTTAACAGTGAGGTTCTGCCTAATGAGTTCATCAGCGAGCTTTCGGACTTCTCCGACCTCTTGTGCTTGTTTACCAATGAGCTTCTCAGCCTCTTGGTGCATTCGCACTACCTCGTCCAGACTTTTATCCCTGTATTTCTCAGGGAGTTCGGGCTTGGCTTGTTGCTCTACCGCTTCTAGTTCATTTGGCTCTTCATCAATCAGCATACTTTTTCCTTTTTCCTGCCGTTCTCGGTTGTAGGAGATTCAACTCGGCATAATTGCTTATGAGTTGAGTTTCTGCTCAGACTTCAACTTGTCAACATGGCTCTTCCCAAATTTGGCATATGCCGATGGAAAAGAACCAGACCATCCTTCAAGTCGAAATGCTGGCGCAGATAGTAAACGTGTTGCATTTGCACCACACTCACACATTAGACCCGTTGCCTCATAATCAACGAATCTTTCTGTTTTGTGTCCGTTTTCACAGACGTAATCATAAAATTTCTTCATATGCTCTTTCGCTGATCTCTTTAAGATTTTTCAGCCAAGAAAGAATAGAAAGTTCACCTTTTTTGAATTGTAGGTCTTTCTCACTATCTATTACAGAGATATTATTCAAAGTTGCTATTATTTTGTCAATATCTTCAATTAAATCTTTCCATCCCTCGGTTGACATCATCTCAAACCGATCTGTATAGTACTTTTCGAGTTCTGGAGTCATTTCATCCATTCCTTATTGGCAAGTAATCTCTGGTCATGTGGCTTAAACTTTAAAGCCTCATCAAGTTCTTGTCTTGCTTTATCTTTGTATCCAAGATGCCAAGC